GGGCAACTGACTCATAGCCCCAACTCGAAAGAGTTAGCTATGGTTTTTAAATACTGTAATAAAAAGGAGAAAAGAAATGGCAGTAGTAGAAGGAACTGCGTATTGGGCAAGTATTAAAACACCTAATACCAGATTTGATCCAGTCTTCACAGTCAACGTAGTTGTTGATGATGAGACTGCAAATGATTTTGCGTCACGAGGACACACAATCAAAGAGGTGGAGGGGCAACCTTCCATTGTTATTAAACGTAAAGTTAATGGACCCAATGGAATGGTTCGTGTCGCACCTAGATTACTAGATGCTGAGAAGAACGAAGTTAACTACTCGGTTGGTAATGGTTCTAAAATCAAGGTTCAATACAATGAATACGAAGGCGAGAACAAATACGGACCTTACACTGGCTTGGATTTACAAGCTGTGCAAGTTCTAGATTTAGTTGAGTACCGTTCTGAAGATGGTGCTGAACTATTAGATGGAGAGGAATTCTGATGTCAGAATCTCCTCAATTAACAGGTGCTCCTATAACTATAAATCAAGACGATGGTTCGGCAAAGATTTATGATACAGGATTATTAAAACCTGAAGTACAGCAGGCTGTAACCATTTTAGCATTTACTAATCAACTTAGGCAAGTGTTAGATGGTGCAAGCCAGTTGTTTAGTAATGTTGTAACCAATAACTTAGATGATGAAGCTATGGTAGAAGAGATTGTACCTGAAGTAAAAGCAGAAGTTGTAGAAGAAACAGAAATGGAAACTGTCAGGTCTCGTAATGAGGAAGGACAGTTTTTAGCAGATGATAAATCTACACCTGACGTTAATGAAGCTTACATCAAACGTGAAAAGAAAAAAGCTAAGTAGCATTAGCTTTGTTATATACCAGAAGGCAGGTCGTAGTGGCTTGCCTTCATTTTATATCGAGGAGGATATATGGAAAAAAGTACATGGGATAAACACAATCTGCCCTGTCCAAAATGTGGGGGAAGTGATCCCGTTTCTACAAATCAAGATGGTTCAGGTCATTGCTTTAGCTGTGACACACACTGGAAAAATTATCAACAAGCCCTTGATGGGAACATAGTTGAAATGTCTAGTCACAAAGAACCAACTACATTTTTAAACTCTTACACAGGAGTTTTTGCAGACTTAACTGATCGTAAGATTAGTGAGGTTGTTGCAAGAAAATATGGTGTTCGTGTGGTTCATGACCACGAAGGTAAAGTTTCTAAACACATCTACCCTTATTATAATAGCAACGAAATTGTATCTACTAAAACTAGAACAGTAAGTAACAAAGGCTTTATAGTTAATGGAGGTTATGAAGGCACTGGTTTATTTGGAGAGCAGCTCTTTGGAGGTGGTGGTAAGTACCTTACTATTACAGAAGGAGAGTGTGATGCAATGGCAGTGTATGAAATCTTTGATAAGAAGTGGGCATCCGTTTCTATTAAGCGTGGTGCTCAAGGAGCTGTGAGAGATGTTAGAGATAGCATTGAGTTCATCGAGTCTTTTGATACTGTTGTTATCTGTTTTGATAATGATAAGTATGGAAGAGAAGCAGCACGTAAAGTTGCCCGTATTATAAAACCGGGAAAGACTAAGATAGTTTCTTTGCCTGTTGGATTTAAAGATGCCAACGCAATGCTTGAACAAGGACAGTATGCACAGTTTACTAAAGCTTGGTGGGATGCAAAGACATACACACCCTCAGGTATTATGGAACTATCTAGTGCAAAAGACAAATGGTTGCATCGAGAGACTAAAGAAAGTATAGCTTACCCTTGGGAAGGCTTGAACAAAAAACTATTTGGTATGCGTAAAGGAGAACTGGTTACTCTAACAGGTGGTACAGGCTTAGGTAAGTCCAGTGTTACAAGAGAGTTGTCACATTATCTTATAAAAAATACTGAAGACAACGTAGGAATTATAGCCCTTGAAGAAAACTGGTTGAAAACTGCTGATGGTATTGTATCCATTGAAGCTAATGACCGGCTGTATCTTGAAGAGAAAAGAAAGAACTACACAGACGAACAGCTAACAGAATTATTTGATAAGGTTATTCAGAAAGATAAAGTATTTATACATGCTCATTTAGGAGCTACTGATATAGATGAAATCTTTTCTAAACTTAGATACATGATCGTTGGTTGTGAATGTGATTGGGTAATCGTTGATCACTTACATATGCTAGTGAATCAGCTTACGGAATTTGATGAACGCAGAGGTATTGATAATCTTATGAATCGTTTGCGTTCTCTTGTTGAAGAGACAGGTGTTGGTATGTTCTTAGTATCTCACCTTAGAAGAGCAGCAGGAGAGAAAGGACACGAGCAAGGTATTGAAGTATCGTTGTCTCATCTTAAAGGATCGCAAGGAATATCACAGTTATCTGATTGTGTTATTGCTCTTGAAAGAAATCAACAAGCAGAAGATTCCCAAGAAGCTAACACCACTAAGGTTAGAGTTCTTAAATCTAGATACACAGGAGACACAGGTTTAGCCTGTAGTCTATTATATAACACAGATACAGGTCGCATGAGTGAAGTAACTGAAGAAGAAACCTTAGAAGGTTTACCATTTTAGGAGGACACATGAAAGAAATTATATTTGATATAGAAGCTAATGGTTTAAAACCCGATAAGATTTGGTGTATAGTAGCCAAGCCCTTAGGAGAACCTGTGGTTTCGTTTGGTCCTTCTAAGATTAAAGAAGGTATAGCATACTTAAATGAAGCTGACTCTTTAATTGGTCACAATATTTTAGGCTATGACATGCCTGTTATAAACAAACTATATGACGTTGATCTTAGTACAAAGACTATTAAAGATACCTTGGTTATGTCTCGGTTGTTTAATCCGGTGCGTGAAAACGGACACAGTTTAAAAACATGGGGATACATTATTGGTCTACCTAAAGATGAACAGCCTGAGGATTGGGATTCATACTCACCACAGATGTTAAAGTATTGTCAGAAAGATGTTATCTTAAACGAAAGAGTTTACAATAAACTACTTGATGAAGGTAAAGATTTTGATGAAGAGTCTATTAAATTAGAACATGCTGTTGCTACGATACTTAAAGATCAAGAAGATACTGGCTTTGAATTTAATCAAGAGTATGCTATGATGTTAGTAGCACAGCTTAAAGAACGTATGTTTGAGGTTGAGCAAGAGGTTAAGAAAGTATTTAAACCTAGACTGGTTGACATCAAAAAAGTCCTTCCAAAATTAAAGAAGGATGGAACTCTATCAAAGTCAGGACTTACAACAGAAGAGTATGACTATCTTATATCTGCTAGTCTTACAGAGTACAAGCCTTTTATGAGAAAGAAACTACAAGACTTTAACTTAGGTTCACGTAAACAGATAGGAGAATACTTAACAGACTTAGGTTGGAAACCCAATCGCTTTACTCCTACAGGTCAGCCTGTTGTAGACGAAGGTTCTTTATCTAAGGTAAAAAATATACCGGAAGCTAAACTAATTGCAGAGTTTTTATTATTACAGAAACGCATAGCACAGATTGATTCATGGATATTAGCAGTACAAGAAGACAATAGAGTGCATGGCTTTGTAATACCTAACGGAACAATTACAGGACGAATGGCACACCGAGCACCTAATGTCGCACAAGTACCTAGTACTTCTAGTCAATACGGAGCAGAGTGCAGGTCATGTTGGATTGTTAAAGATGGATATAAATTATTAGGTGTTGATGCTAGTGGATTAGAACTACGAATGCTTGCACACTATATGAACGATGAGGAATACACTAATGAAGTTACAGACGGAGACATACACACAGCTAATCAAAAAGCTGCAGGACTTAAATCAAGAGATCAAGCAAAGACTTTTATCTATGCCTTTATCTACGGAGCAGGAGATGCAAAGATTGGGAGTGTGGTTGGAGGAGGTAAGCGTCTTGGAGCAGAGCTTAAGAAACGATTCCTTGATAATAACCCATCACTTAAAACTCTTAGAGATAGAGTATCACAAGCAGCTAAACGAGGGTATCTTAAAGGATTAGATGGAAGAAAAATATTTATTCGTAATGAGCACGCAGCACTCAACAGTTTATTACAGGGTGGTGGTGCTATAGTTATGAAGAGAGCACTAGTTCAATTTTATAGTTTACTAAAATTGAATTCTTATGATGCTAAGATTGTAGCTAATGTACATGACGAGTGGCAAATTGAAGTTAAAGAAGAAATTGCAGATGCAGTAGGAGAAGTAGCTGTTAGATGTATATCAGAAGCAGGAGATTATTATAACATGAGATGTCCTTTAGCAGGGGAATATAAGATAGGAGAAGACTGGAGTGAAACACATTAAACATTGTAAAAAGTGTAACGAAAATAAACCGTTATCAGAATATCAAAAGTATATCAGAGATGGTATAAATATAGGGCAAGCATACTGTAAAGATTGTAGAAACAAAGAAAACAATTGGTCAGAAAAAAGTAATCCTAAACGAATGTATGTTAATGGAAAGTACATACCAAAGTTTCATCCTTTATACAAAGGAGGAAATTATAAAACTTTTGAACATGCAGCCTTTGATTCTTTATCTAGATACACAGCCTCCTCCGAAGGAGAGGTTTATGTTATTAGAAATAAAGCATGGAAAGGTTGGATAAAAGTTGGGATGGCTATTGATGCAGAGGACAGGTGTAGAAGCTACCAGACTTCTTCTCCTTTGAGAGATTACGAACTTAAATATTCACAAAGTTTTAAAGATAGAAGAACGGCTGAAGCAACTGCTCACATATTATGTGAGACTAGTTCTAAAGAACGTCAAGGAGAATGGTTTAAAATGCCAGTTAAAAAGGCTGTTGAATTAATTGAAAATATAACTAAAGAATAATATGAAAAAGAAATTAGAAAACATAGTACCAGATATATATAAAGCTCTTGCTCCTTTAACAAAAGGCAATGGCTTAGAACTATCTGATCAAATGGTAGAAGAATTTGGCGAGGACATGAAAGAAGCTTTACGAGGTTGGGCAAAGAAACAACCTAAGACTAAAGATGATTTACGTATGTCTAACATAGGTAAGCCTGCTCGTCAGCTATGGTATAACAAATATTCTAAATCAAGTAAAAAAGATTTAGAATCTTCTTTGCTTATTAAGTTTTTGTATGGACATTTACTTGAAGCTCTTGTTGTTTTCTTTGTTAAACTATCAGGTCATGAAATTACTGACCAACAAAAAGAAGTTAATGTTAGTGGGATTAAAGGTCACATGGATTGTAAGATAGATGGAGAGGTAGTAGATATTAAATCTACATCAGGCTTTGCATTTAACAAATTTAGAAATGGTACACTTGCTGAACAAGATAGCTTTGGATATATGGCACAGCTTGCAGGATATGAAGAAGCAGAAGGTACAGATAAAGGTGGCTTCCTAGCAATCAACAAAGAAACAGGAGAGCTATGGATGTTCAGACCTGATGAGTTTGATAAACCTAATATTAAATCTAAAATAAAAGGGTTAAAGGCTAAACTAAAAAAGCCCGAACCTCCTGAGTTGTGTTATCAACCGATAGCAGATGGTGTTCAGGGGAATTATAAACTTCCTAAAGAGTGTGGATGGTGTGAATATAAAATGGAATGCCATTCAGATTCTAACAAAGGAAAAGGACTTCGTGTTTATGACTACGCAAGAGGTCCTTCGTTTTTCACAGAGGTTGTAGTCGAACCAAGAGTAAAGGAGATTACAAATGAATGGAAGAAAAAGTAAATGGATTCGTAAAAGAGCAGAGCAACTTCAAGTAGAATGGATTAATAATTTATTGACAGATGATGCAGATAAAGTTACAATGGAAACATTAGAACAAGCATTACCTGAGCAAGAATACTTTTATAAAGATGGAAAAATTTGTTTATCTTTTATGAACCATCGTTGGGTAGAGAAAAAATTAAAAAAGAATAATAATTTAAATT